GGGCTCTCTCGAATCGCGTGGGTTTTGATCATACCGTTTTTCCCGCCGAGCAAGCGAAGGACGTAACCATGGGACGCAGAGGCCCGAAGCCGACACCGACCGCGCTGCTGAAGCTCCGCGGGTCGCGTCTCGCCGCCGAGCGCGAGGCGAACGAGCCGAAGGTCGGCCGCGGCCGACCGGCCATGCCGACGTGGCTGATGCCGGCGGCGAAGGCGATCTGGCGGCACGTCTCCGCCGAGCTCGAGCAGATGGGCCTGCTCACGACGGCCGACGGCGACGCGCTCGCGCGCTACTGCCAGACGCTGGCGCGGTGGGTGCGCGCGCAGCGGATCATCGCGCGCCGCGGCGAGACCTTCGCGACGAAGACCACGGCCGGCCATCCGACCATCAAGCTGCGCCCGGAGGTCGGACTCGTGAAGGGCCTGGCCGTCGAGCTCGCCAAGCTCGAGGCCTCCTTCGGCCTGACGCCGTCCGCGCGCGCCAGCCTCGCCGTCACGGCGATCTACACGCCGGGCCGCATGGTGTCGGACCCCACTCCGTCGGCGCCGGTCGCGAACCCCGACCCGAAGGCGCCGAACGTCATCGACGGCAAGAGCCGGTTCTTCCGGTGAAGCTGCTCGAGGTCATCAAGCTCATCCCCGGCTACGACCCGTTCAGGGACGCCGGCGACTGCGTCTTCGACGCGGCCGCGGCGCAGCTGGCGATCGACTTCTTCCCCGAGTGCCTGACGCACGTGAAGGCGAAGTGGGCCGGCAAGCCGCTGCAGCTCGAGCCGTGGCAGCAGGCGATCATCGCCAACCTCTTCGGCTGGAAGCGGCCGGACGGCACGCGGCGCTACCGCGAGGCGCTGATCTACGTGCCACGGAAGAACGGCAAGACGGCCATCTGCGCCGGCCTCGCGCTGCTGCTGCTCTTCTGCGACGGTGAGAAGGGCGCCGAGATCTACTCCGCCGCGGCCGAAGAGGGCCAGGCGCGGCTCGCGTGGACGATGGCGAAGCAGATGGTCCTGCAGGAGCCGTACCTCGCCTCGCGCGCGAAGATCTACGGCGGCGCGATCGTCTACGAGCAGATGGCGTCGACGTACAAGCCGCTGAGCGCCGACGCCGACACGAAGCACGGCTTCAGCACGCACGCGGCGATCGTCGACGAGCTGCACGTGCACAAGAACCGCGACCTGCTCGACGTGCTCATCACGTCGACCGGCGCGCGCACCCAGCCGCTGATCATCGAGATCACGACGGCGGACTACGCGCGGCCCGGCTCGATCTGCAATGAGAAGCACGAGTACGCGAGCAAGGTGCGCGACGGGATCATCGCCGACGCCTCCTTCCTGCCGGTGATCTACGAGGCGAAGCCCGAGGACGACTGGACGAAGCCGGAGACGTGGGCGAAGGCGAACCCGAACCTGGGCGTCTCGATCAGCCACGAGTACCTCGCCCGCGAGTGCAAGCGCGCCCAGGACACGCCGGGGTACGAGAACACCTTCAAGCGCCTGCACCTGAACATCATCACCGAACAGGCCTCGCGCTGGCTGTCGATGGAGCGGTGGGACGCGGCGGCGCCGCGGCGGCCGCTCGAGCAGCTCGCCGGCGCCGACTGCTTCGGCGGCCTCGACCTGTCGTCGACGACCGACCTGGCCGCGCTGGTCCTGTCGTTCCCTGACGACGCCGGCGGCTTCGACCTGCTGCCGGTGTTCTGGATCCCTGGCGACAGCGCCATCGAGCGCGAGTTGCGCGATCGCGTGCCGTACCCGGCATGGATCGCGCAGGGCATCATCCGCCAGACGGAGGGCGACGTCGTCGACTACGACGTGATCCGGCGCGACATCAATGAGCTGGCGAAGCTCTACCACATCCGCGAGCTGGCGATCGACCGCTGGAACGCCCAGCAGATCACGACGCAGCTGCAGGGCGACGGCATCGAGGTCGTCCCGTTCGGCCAGGGCTACCACTCGATGTCGCCGGCGTCGAAGGAGTTCGAGAAGCTCGTGCTCGCCGGCGAGCTGCGGCACGCGGCGAACCCGGTGCTGCGGTGGATGGCGAGCAACGTGGCGCTCGAGACGGACGCCGCCGGCAACATCAAGCCGAGCAAGAAGCGCTCGACGGAGCGCATCGACGGCATCGTGGCGGCGATCATGGCCATCGGCCGCGCGACGGTCGCGCAGGGCGATGGCCGATCGGTCTACAGCGAGAGAGGCATCGACACCCTGTGAAAACATTCGCTTCCAACTGCTTGGCCCTCGGAGGATGCGCGGCGATCCTCTACGGACTGGCCATGTGCAGTCAGGTCCTCGCATTCGTTACAGGTGGCATCTTCGCATTGATCGCCGCGCTCAACCTCGCCCGGAGGAAGTAGTCCATGCAGCTCATCGAGCTCCTCCTGCCGCAGCGCGCGATGATCGACTTCGGCTTCGACATCCTGCGCCGGCAGAGCGAGCTCTATGCGCGGCGGACGCAGTCGGGCGAGGCGGTCTCGCCGGAGCGCGCGCTGGCGCTGAGCGCCTACTTCGCCTGCGTCCGGCTGATCTCCGAGGACATCGGCAAGCTGCCGATGTCGCTCTACCGGCGGGTGCCGAAGGGGAAGGCGCCGGCTGACGATCACCCCGTCGCCAAGCTGATGCGCGTGACGCCGAACGACGAGATGACGGCGATGTCGTTCCGCGAGACGATGACGCACTACGCGCTCGGCTGGGGCAACGCCGTCGCGGAGATCCAGCGCAACGGCCGCGGCGTGCCGATCGCGCTGCACCCGATCCACCCGAGCCGCGTGCGCATGCGCCGGCTCGACGACCTCAGCCTGGTCTACGACATCGGCTCCGACGTCATCCTCGGCGGCACGCAGTTCGACACCGTGCGCCTGCGCCCCGAGGACGTGCTGCACATCCACGGCCTGGGCAGCAACGGCCTGTTCGGCTACTCGATCGCCCGGCTCGCGGCCGAGTCGATCGGCATCGGCCTCGCGGCGCAGACGTTCGGCGCCACGTTCTTCGGCAACGGCGCGAGCGTCGGCGGCGTGCTCGAGCACCCCGGCAAGCTCGACGACGCCGCGCGGAAGAACCTGCGCGACAGCTGGCAGGCGATGCACGGCGGCCCGGCGAACGCCGGGAAGACGGCGATCCTCGAGGAAGGGCTGAAGTTCAGCCGCACGAGCATCCCGCCGGACGACGCGCAGTTCCTCGAGACGCGGCAGTTCGAGGTCGAGGAGATCTGCCGGTGGTTCCGCGTGCCGCCGCACAAGGCGCAGCAGCTGCTGCGCGCGACGTTCACGAACATCGAGCAGCAGAACCAGGAGTACGTCGTCGACTGCCTCACGAGCTGGTCGACCAGGTGGGAGCAGGAGGGCGCCCGCAAGCTGCTCGCGCCGAACGAAATCGACCGCCTCTACTTCAAGTTCGACTTCCGCGAGCTGCTGCGCGGCGACCACAACGCGCGCGCCAACTTCTACCGGACGCAGGTGAACATCGGCGCGATGACGCCGAACGAAGTCCGCGCCGCCGAGGACATGAACCCTGGCGGCCCCGAGCTCGACGACTTCTTCATGCAGTCGAACATGATCCAGGTCGATCGCCTCGGCACGACGACGACGCGCGCCGGCGCGCCGGGCGCCGCGGCCGCGCTGCCGGCGCCGAAGGGCGAGCCGGACGGCGACGAGGTGGACGACGGCGCCGCAGGCGACGACCCGAAGGCGCAGCTGCTCGCCGCGCAGGCCTCGGCGCTGCGCCCGGTCTTCCTCGACGCCGCCGACCGCGTGCTGCGCAAGGAGGTCCTCGCCGTCGGCAAGGCCGTCGTGCGCGCGAAGGCCGACCCGGCCGCGTTCGTCCGCTGGGCCGACGAGTTCTACTCCGAGCAGGTCGGCTTCATGGTCGAGGCGCTCGAGCCGCCCGTGCAGGCGCTGGCATCGATCGCCGCCCACGTCCGCGGCGCCGAGCTCGCCGACGTCGACCTGCGGACCTTCGCGCGCCTGCACGCCGCCGACAGCCACGCCGCCTGCACCGCGAGCCGCGGCGCCGCGCTGCGCGCCGGCAACACCGCCGCCATCCTCGCCGACGAGGCCATCGCCCTCGTGCTCGGCGACAGCCCCGTGAGGACCTCGCCATGAAGCCGCACACCCGTCAGTGCTTCGCCAACCACCTCGCGAACCACTGGCTGATCGATCCGGTGTGGGCCGAGCGCGCCGTCGCCGAGATCCGCGCCCACGGCCTGCCGATGCGGTCGATGGAGGATGACGACTGGT